TCTCGGACCAGATGCGCGCGAAGGAGCTGACCAACGTCGATCTCATTCCGACGTCGAAGAAGAAGTTCTCCGGCGAGATCCCGCGCGCCTCGCACTCGCTTCGACACCACTTGGCAATCTGGTCTTCCGGGATCTCGTCCTCGCCGTCCCGGATGGGAACCACAACGGTCCCGATCAGCGCGAGAATCTGCTTCCGTTTCGGATCGGGTGCTTTCTGATTGATGATCGAAGTGATCAGGGTACCAACGGCCGCGTCAGCCGGCGGCGTCTCGTAGCCGAACTGCAGCTCTCCGAATACGCAGCGGTCGCCGCCCACGCCACGGTAGGCTGCGTCCAAGAATCCAATCCGAATCCGATCAGACCCCGCCCAGTTGGGCTCGTCCATGGCTCCGAACTTGAGGCACATCTGCCGGGTGATGACGCGACGGGATCCCTGTCCCTTGGGCATCATGCCTTGGTTCATCATGGTGAACCACTGGCTGTCGATGCCGTAGAAGGCGACGTCGCGATCGATCTGCTCCTGAGTGATCAGCGGGATCCCCAGCTTGCCGTCAAGGTTGGGGGAATCCGTGCCGCACAGTTGAATGCAGATTCCCATGGGCCGGCGGGTCTCCCACGATTTGGTCTCCGGCGTCTGATCGATGCCGCCATCCCAGCCGCCCAGATACGCGGCCGGCTCGCAGTGCAAGCCCAGCGCATCGGTGGTCTCCTTCGGATTGCCCAGCCCGGTGCCTTTGAAGTCATCGTTCTTGTCCAGATTGGAGATCGCGTCGACGAAGACGCGCGGCAGCAGCGACAGCTCGTCGCCGAAGAGCCGCACGCGTTTGTTCTTCATGCCGGCGAAGTCGCCCAGCCCGATGTAGGTGTCCCCCTTTTTACAAGGCACGCCGATCAGACCGTTGCGAAAGTCACGTCCCTCGAGGAACTGGTTTCGCTGGTCGGAAAGAATTCTCAAGCGGCCTTCGATCAGGTGGCCGGGGATCCATGGAATACGTTCACGGGCCTTGCGGTGAAGCGATTTGATTTCTCCCCAGATTCGTTGCTCGAGCATTTCCTTGGTGGTCGAGCAGCAGATGATCGTGGTCTCCGAAGGGAACGGGTAGTAGTCCATCAGCGCGAGCACAGCGGCCGTGTGCGTCTTGCCGCTGCTGGCCGGGCCGATGATCCCGATGGTGCGGTGCTTCAGGTATTTTTCGAGTATCAGATTGTTCCACCGGTGCCAGACGATCTCCGGCCAGATCAGGCTGATGGCCTGCTTGTAGTGGTAGACCATTCCCATTCCCATCGTGAGTCCGTTGCGTCCGACCCAGCGTCCACCTTTGCGGATGCAGTCGAACTCGATCTGAACGGGATGTACGGTGGAGAGCCAGAGGGCGCCGTACTTCAAAATTCGGCTGGCCATAATCAGCTTGTCTTTAGCACCGTCGGAAGTAGGGTGGCAATCAATAGTTATGGCCGCACCAAGCGCAGTAGCAGCTCGTGATGGTCAAGTCGATTTCTCCGGCGGCATCGACTCGATCAAGGTGACCACGATGGAGTCTCCCCAGAATCCAAATGGACTCCACCGCAATCAGCTTGCATGGCTGAACAACGGCACCATCCGCGACGGAGGCATCACGCAGCGCGGCGGCTGGACAAAGCTGGGAGTCATCCACGACGGCAGTGCGCTGTATCAGGGCGGGGAAGTCTACGATCCGGCCGACGAGAATCCCTACCTGATGCTGTCGATCGGTGGCCACATCTATCAGGTGTTCCCGGACGCCGTCACCAACCGGCTCGATCTTTCCACGCAGCCGATCACGCCGCAGCCGAACCTGACCGTGCAAACTCTGATCGGCACCGGAGTCTTCCTGCCGGCCGGAACCGTGATCCACACGGGAAGCGGAACCTACACGCTGGCTCAGAACGTCATTTTCCCGCCGACACCCGGAATCATCACCTTCAACATCACGACGTATTGGACGGGGCCGGTGCCGCTGACTTACAACAGCGGCGGCAACAAGATCATCGCGGCCAGTTCGGCAGTCGGCACTCCACCCGGAACCCAGTTCATCAACCCGCCCGCTTTGCCGCAGGCGTTCTTCCAACAGGCCGAACAGTTCATGGTGATTCAGGCCGGAGATCTAAATACGCTGCCGCTCATCTGGGACGGCTCGCAGTTGCGCCGATCAAAGGGCATCACCAATCCTTTTCTTGCCGCGCACACGAACGGCATCAACGAGATTCCTCCGGCCGGACCGATGGACTACTACATGAACCGGCTCTGGTATGCGCAGGGCCGGAAGTATGCCGCTGGAGACATCGTCGGCGGGCCGTCTGGAACCTCCGGGTACCAGTTCCGCGACGCGGTCCTGAACGTCACCGAGAATCCTCTGGCCGTGGGTGGTGACGGCTTCACGGTGCCCACTCAGGACGGCAACATCACGGCCTTGAAGCACAACGCCTCCATCGACGCGTCGCTGGGTCAGGGTCGCCTCTTCCCTTTCACGAAGCGCTCAGTCTATTCCTTGACGGTGCCTGTAACTCGGGCCGATTGGATCGCCGCCGACACCAACAAGGGGCCGTTGCAGACCGTGGTGCAGATCAACAACGGATCAGTCAACGATCGGTCTGTCGTGGCGGTCAACGGCGATCTCTACTACCACTCCTACGAGCCGCAGATTCGCTCACTGATCACGGCAACACGCTTCTTCCAGCAGCCGGGCAACACGCCGATCAGCGCGAACGAAAACCGGATCATGAAGTTCATTGACCGGTCAAACCTTGGTTTCATCAGCGGCATCTACTTCAACAACCGGTTGCTCGAGACAACTCTTCCGAAGCAGACGCCGCAGGGCGTGGTGCATCAGGCCGTCATCCCGCTGGACTTCATGCCGGTGTCGTCGCTGCGCGAACAGCAGCCGCCTGTCTGGGAAGGGATGCTGGAAGGGATCGACATTCTCCAGATGTTCACGGCCACCATCCGGGGAACGGAACGCGCGTTCGCTGTGGCGGTCAACCGGACCAACTCCAACATCGAACTGTGGGAGCTGTCGCTGGACGATCGGTTCGAGAACAATGGCACCGACAAGGAGAACCGGGTCACGTGGAATTTCGAGACGCCGGCCTTCAACTTCGGCGACGAATTCTCGCTGAAGACACTGATGTCGGGTGAGCTGTGGATCGACCGTCTCTTCGGCGAAGTGTTTTTCAAAATAGAGTGGCGACCGGACGGCGACCCGTGCTGGAAAGTATGGGACGAGTTCAAGCAATGCTCCGCGCGCAACTCGTGCGAGGACGTGAACAACCCGGTCTGCTATCCGCTGGTGCCGTTCAAGGAATCGTTCCGGTCCACGATCACGTTGCCCACGCCTCCGGAAACTTGTGAAAGCATCACCGGGCGACCGGCGTATATTGCCTACCAGTTCCAGTTTCGAATCACGATCAAAGGGTTCTGCCGGATCCGTGGACTGGTCTGGCACTGCGGCCCGGTGGAACGGGATATGTATGAGGTCATCCGAGCTTGCCCATGATCTGCCCCTGCAAAAGTAGAATCGACTGCGCCGGTGACGACAACCCGTTTACCGGGTTCAACACCGATGCGGCTGACTGCTGCACGGAGATCGGCGTCCAGTATGGAGTCGGCGGTCAACTGCCGGCGCTGGGTTCCAACTGGGTCAACTCCAACTGTGTCGCCTTCGCGGATGCCTGCGATCAGGACACGGCCGACTCGATGGCATTGTCCGGTTACTATCACTGCGTCGCGTTGAACAACCGCACGCCGCCCGCGTTTGACTTCGTGGATCCGCCCGACGTGCCGACACCGTGGGACGTGGATGTCTTCGGCAACACGCCGCAGACCTGCAGCGCGCTGTGCCCGGACGGACTGCTGTTCTCGTTCACGGTCCGGGAGAATCAGTTCTTCGCCCTGTCCCAGATCGAAGCCGACAACATGGCGCACTCGTTCGCCTGCCGACAGCTCGCCATCAATCAGGTCTGCATGGGTTCGCTGATCCCGACGGAGTGCTGCCTGAACCAGACCTACTCCGCGTTCATCTCCGCGACCGGAACCTTCAGCCCGTTCGTGTTCACCGTGGTCTCAGGAAGTATTCCGACCGGGATGTTGCTGACGACAGTGTCGGCGTCGGCCGTGAAGCTGGCGGGCAACCCGTCGATGGCCGGCACGTTCCGGTTCTCCCTGAAGGCCACCGACTCGCATGGCAACTTCATGGTGAAGGCTTACGCGTTGAACGTGATTTCGATTTCCAACGGAGCCATCCCGACGGCCACGGTGGGAACTCCCTACAGTTTTACTTTCTCGCTGGCGGGGACTCTGGCGGCTCCGGCAACATGGAGTCTCGTTTCAGGTTCTCTGCCGGCGGGATTGTCGATGAACTCCAGCGGCGTCATTTCCGGGACGCCGACCACGGCCGGTGCTTCGGCTTTCACCGTGCAAGTCGGCGACGGAAGCATCACCTGCCAGAAGGCTTTCACGGTGAACACGCAGAGCAGCGGACCTCCGCCGGTCGTGTGCCCAGTGCTGGTGGGAACCATTGCCGGAGTGTCTTCAGGAACCGAGTACAGCCTGACGCCGTCCAAGTCCGCTGCAACCCAGAGAATTGCCATCGCCGACATAACCGTTTTTGGATCCGAGAAAGTCAGGTTCATAAACACCGCAACCGACACCGTGGCGGCTACGATCAATTTTAATACGAGCGGAGTCATAGGGTGTTTCGCTACCTCGCAAAGCCATTTCTTCCTGAGAGACGGGAGCACTGCCAACAACATATCGGTGTTCGATCAGAACGGCGGATTCGTGGCGACCGTGGCATATCCCAACGCCCCAAGCAACCCGGTTTACAGTGCCGTTCAGGATCGAGTTTACGTCACGACGCTGCCGGGATTCACGCATGTCCGTGGCGTGAACCCCACTACCAATGCCATTGTCAGCGACGACAACCTTGGGGCCAACTACGCAGCCGGATCCCAACTGTTCAACCTGAACGAGCGTCTGATGTTCAGCGGGTTTCTTTTTTTCCAAGCGCTTTTCTTCTTCGACATCCCCGGAATGACCCTTGCCGGAAATGTTCCCATCCCCGGAGGATTCGCTGGAGGGGCGTGCTACGCCGCCAACGCAGGAAAATATCTAATCAGCGCTTTCAACTCCGGAACATTCAATCTGGAAGTATGGCAGATCGACCCGACGACGTTTGCCATCGAGCACATTTACCTTCCCACCGATACCGGGGACAACGTCTTTTCCCTCGAGTACAATCCCGTGACCGGAGCCGTCATCGGCAAGCAGCAGAACAATCCCTCTCCAATGATCATCATTGACCCGGTAGCCAAAACGATCGTCTGCGAGTTCAATGCCGGAGGAGACATCAACGCCGTCGTTGACGCAGCGAGCGGGAAGATTTACACCGGCGACGACGGTGTTCCCCAGACTCGGATCTATCAATAGTGTTGCCAACTTTGGTCCGTGGTAGTAAAGCAGCACCATGGCACAACGCCTTCGCCTCTACGACTGCCGCGTCAGTCAACTCCCCGCCGCCATCGGCAAGTGCCAGCAGGACTCCCACGAGATCGCGAAGTTTGTGAACTCCGCCCAGCGCCGGCTGCTCATGTGTAAGGAAGCCGGCGACGAAGGCTGGTGGGGAACGTGGGCCGAAGTCGCCTTCGCGATCGACCCGGCCAAGCCGATCATCACACTGCCCCGCGAGATCGCGCGCATCGAAGCGATCAACGTCTGCAACCGGCCGGTGCCCCTGCACAACCAGTTTTACGAGTACCTCCAGTTCGGCAACGGCCGGCTGCCCAAGCGGAACATCCAATGCCCGGGGTTCATCAACGTCTTCACCCGGAACACGTCCGTTACCTTCCGCGACCTGACCAATGCGCCTCAGAATATCTACGTCTACCTGACCGACCCGTCCGACGTCGGCAAGCGGGTGATGCTTTCCGGGCTGGACGCCAACGGCCGCATCATCTACACGCAGGACGGAGTGAACCGCGTCACGGGCGTCTTCGTTTCCCTGACGAGTCCCTTCGCGGTGGCCCCGATGACCTTCAGCTCGTTCACCGGGATCCAGAAGGACGTCACCAACGGGCAGGTGCAATTCTTTCAGGTGGACCCGACCAGCGGCGAACAGATCCTGCTGCTGACGATGGAGCCCGGCGAGCAGACGGCATCCTACCGACGATACTTCCTGAATCCGATCCCCAGAAACTGCTGCGGACTTTTCGTTAATGCGTGCGTTGCCCCAAACCTGCCCCAGATGGTGCTGGTCACGGCGATCGCGAAGCTGGAACTGATCCCGGTCACGGTGGACACCGACTACTGCCTGATCCAGAATCTCGAAGCGATCATCGAGGAGTGTCAGTCGATCCGCTATTCCCGCGTCGACACGACGCCCGCGAAAACCATGGCCGCGCAACACCACAAGGACGCGATCGGATTTCTGAACGGCGAGCTGGCGCACTATCTGGGGATCACCAACCCGGCGATCAACGTGGCGCCGTTCGGCGGCGCTCGTCTGGCCGGACACAACAAGATCGGCACACTTATTTAGAAACGTTATGGCAATAATGAACCCTTTCATGGGGACGTTCAAAGGCGGTGCCGGTGCGGGCACAAGTCTTCCCGGACTCCCGCCGACCAACTACTCCGCGACCTACGGCGGCAAGCCGACGGTGCCCAACCCGACGGCATCGGCCAGCGGCGCGATCGGCGGCAACATCGGAAACCTCGGCGCGCTCTACGGTCTGGGCGGCGGCGTGAACACGTTCATGCAGGGACAAATGGAAGGAGCCTACAACGCCGCGATCCCGAACTACGCCGGCATGGCCGCGCAGTCCTCCGCCAACATCGGCAGCGAGCTGGCCGGCGAACTTCCGCAGGGCGTGCTCGACCAGATACTTCAGGGAGCGGCTGAACGAGGAGTCGCCACCGGCACACCCGGTTCGGCGAACATGAACGCAGCAATGGTGAAGCAGCTCTTGGGCAGCGAACTCGATCTGACTCAGATGGGCGAAAAGAATTTGTCCGGAGCCGTGGCGCGCAGTCCAATCGCCGCGCCGTTCGACATCAGCAAAATGTTTGTCAGCCCGGAGATGGAGCAGGAAGCGGCGATGGCGGCGAGTCTGTACGCGGCGGCGCCGGATCCCAGCAAGGCGGCGCAGGAACTTCAGAACCTTTCGACGGGAGACGCTTCGAATGCGTATTCGTGGTACGGATACAACAAACCTTCGGTGACTCACATCTTTCCGGGTGAAGCCGGGTTCATCTGATCATGGCACAATACCAGATCCCTCCGTGGTTGAACGTTTCTCCGGGTGACTTCGGTCAAGCCGCAGCTCGTGGTGCGGAGATTTCTCTGGGCCGTCAGCGTCTCCAGCAGGAGTCGGTGCAGGCTAACCAGCGCGCTGCGCAGGCCGCTCAGGAACTGGAAGCGCGACGGAAACAGGAAGCGGACAACGCCCAGCGCGAAGAGCAGCAGCTCCAGTATCAGCACGCCTACCAGCAGGCGGAACTGGGCCTGAAGCAGCAGCAGCAGGAGCAGTCCGAGCAGGCGTTTCAGATGGAAGTGAAAGCTGCGGCGCAGAAGTCGCAAGTCATGTTGGAATATCAGCAACGCGTCGGTCCCGGTAAAGAAGACCCGGTCAAGGTAGGATTGGAACTGGGACCAATGATGGGAATGACAGGGAACCAAATGGCGCAGCTCGCGCGCAAGCCTCCGGAACTGGGCAAGGTTACCCCGATCACTCTGTCTGACGGCCGCAAGGTGGACACCGTAAGAACCGGTGCCAACCAGCTTCGGATCATGTCGCCGCCACCGGCCGCACAGACCAATATCCAAACCGTGCCGGTGTTAGGCCCGGACGGTCAGGCAGTGCCGGGACTGTTGGGCGTGCCGACTCCAAACGGAATCCGGATCCACAACGTGCCCAAGGAAACACCTTTCGAAGCCACTCAGAAAAAGATGGAGGCACGCAAGGCAGCTCTTGGACAGACGAACACCACGGCGACGGCAACGTCAAAGCCTGCCGCAACACCGAAGCCGACGCAGGCCGCAGTCGATCATCTGAAACAGAACCCGACTCTCGCTCCTGAATTCGATGCGAAGTACGGCAAGGGCGAAGCGGCGAAGATTCTGAAGCAGCAACCGGCCGCAGCTCCGGTGCTCGAACCCGACTACTCGGAATGACATGCCAAATGTTTTCGATCAGTTCGATGTCGAGGCGAACCCCTTCGATCAGTTCGACCAGCCGGGCCGAAAACTGACGGAGACCGAACTGGCGTCCGGAATAAGTCCACTGGAGCTGGCTGCCCACCCTGAAGCACGTGGCGGAGAGTTTCCCTACACCCCCTTTGGCGCTCCCCGAGAAACCCCAGAGCAACTGATGGCGCAGTTGAAGGGAGCATTGACGCTGCCGTTCGATGTGGCTGGCGCCGCTGCTGGCGCCGCTACTGGCGCGATTGAGAAGGTCGTCGAGCCGCCGTTGAAGTGGATTGGAGAACATCTCCCGACCGTAGTCAAATACCCCGAGCCGGCGCGCGAAGAACCGCTTGACCCCACGTTGCGGGCAATCGAGCGGGAGGAATTGAAAGGAACGGACATCCCGCCACTGCGAGGCGGACCCACCGATCAGTCTGTCAGTCTGGTGACGCCGTCCTCCGAAGGGATCACGCCAACAACGCCGGCGGTGCCGATGCCACCCGAGAGCGAGAAGGGAATCCTTCCGGCCGCGCAGAGATTCATCAGCCCGATGACCAGCGGTGTCGGCGCCGCGCAGTTGCCGTTCTTTGAGCTGAAGCCGGTGCGTGCGCTGTACGCCGCGCAGTCGATCGCTGCCATTCCGGAGACACTGGCCGGCATCGCCCAAGCCAAGAGCCCGGACGAGCTGAAGGAAGCGACGACCAAGGCGCTGTTAAATTACGGTGTCGCTCGCGGATTAACTTCGAGCGTGTTACCAAAGGAAGGAGGACGGTATGCCCCTGAAGAAAGGCAAGTCCAAGAAGGTGTTCCAACAGAACGTCCGGGAGATGGTCAACGCGGGGCACCCGCAGAAGCAGGCGCTAGCGGCGGCGTACCGCCAGAAGCGGGACTGGGGAAAGAAGCACCGGTACCACTGAAGCCCGGCGAGCCGGTGACGCTGGGAACTCCTGCACCGGAGCAACCAACGGAACGGTGGACTGCTGACGATCAGGACTACATCGATCAGGAACGGGCATCGATCGACGCCAAGGTTCAAGTCGGAACCGAACATCTGCAAGGCGGGCAGCCGTTCGCCAAGAACGAAGTCGCGACGATCAACCGGGAGACGGGGACCATCGTCATCAACCCGGCTGAATTCAAGGCAGCGCTGGCTGATCTTCCACCAGAGCGCCGGCAGTCGTACGTCCGCAGCATGTTGGCCGAAGAGCGCAATCATCTGGCCACGACGGCAGAAGACGCGGACGCATACGTCGGATCGATGACCGGCATCGAACGTGCAATGGAGACACGGGCCTACACCGGAAAGTGGACACGAGCCGGAGCAGCAGCGGCGCAGCGCGCACTCACCGATCGACAGATGGGTTACGAAGCGATCCGCCGCCGGATGCAACAGATGGCGCGCATGTCCCCGACTGAAGTCGCGCAAGCTGTGGGCACCGAGAAGATCAAGATGGAAGCGTTGAACGTTCTCCAGCGGATGGTATCCCGCACGATGGAGACTCTGCCTCGAGGCAATCTTCGTCGGGCTATCCTTGAGAAAGTTCAGGGCAACCTTGACGCCGCCCGGTTCGTTGCGGCTGGAGGAAACCCCTCGTCCCTGTCACGGCCGAAGGATCAGCTCGACGAGTATTTGAAGATGGACCCGCAGGTATTCCTGTCGCAGTTCGGAACCGGAAAACCGGCGTTGACCGGAACTGCCTACCGGCTGGCAGAGAAGTTCCGTCCGGATGAACTGGACGTATTGGAAGCGGCTCATGAGGAAGCTCTGAACGAACTTCGAGAAAGGAAACCGAAAGACTGGCAAACCGGAAATGCCTTGGGAATGCGCAAGCAGTTCTTCAACGAGGCTGCGAAGTGGCGCCGGGCGATGAACGAGGCTGCGATGACCGGCATCACACGTGTCGAAGACTTCGCTGATCTGGAAACCAAGCACGGCGTTCAGAATCTTCCTCCGGGTAAAGCGTTGAAGAAAGCGGTCGAGGAAGAGGAAGCACCCCGGCAAGAGGCGAAGGGTCTGGAGCCTCAGAGCGGCCGTGAACTCACCGGCATGGAGAGCATGGTCCAGCGGGTAGAAGGACCGTCCTCATTCCGCCGTCCGAAGGCGCCGAAGGAGCACCCGGAACTTTTCCTTCCGCCGATCAAACCGGAGCAGGCTGGTGAAGTCGAGCGCGGTGGATTCCGCCAGCCGGCTGCGGGCGAGATCACGCAGATGACCGACCAGTTCTTCAGCAACGTGAAGGCATCGGGCAAGCTGCCGTCCTTCGAGGAGTTCTCCAACACGCTTCGCGCGCAGTTCGGCAGTCAGGTCACTCGCGATTCGATTTACTACGCATGGCAGGATTCACTCACGAAGCATCTGATGCAGGCCACCGGCGACGAGCTGGCCCGCATGTTGCCGGAAGTGGGGGTCAAACGCGACGTGGCCGAAGCGCTGCAACCCAGCGAGCGCGATCCCTACATCGGCAAGATTCCCGACGTGCACAACGAGGAGCAGATGCTCAGTCAGATCGAATACATCCGGAAGATGTTCAATAAAAAGCCGTGGATGTCTCAGGAGGAATTTAAACGGAAGTACGGGCCGCAGATCGCCCAGAAATTTAACGTCCCGTTCCAGCGGCGCTACGCTGCGATCGGCGCGATCATGGACAAGCTGACGCAGAAGGCCGGCGATGCTCCGGAAAAGCCGTGGGACCGCAAAGAGATCGGGCCCGAAGACATCGGCCAGACCTACGACGTGGAAGGGGCGCTGCCACGATCTGAAGCGGAGAAGGTTCAAGCTGGCGAGATGACCGGCCAGTTCCCGACGATTGAATCCCGACGGCTGATCACCCGGATCACGGCGGAAGAGGCCGGCGATGCCAAGCGGGTCGGCGAGCTGGCCACCAAGAACGCCGCTGTGGATGCCACCGGCACGGCTGCACCGCCGCGCACCGTCAGCAAGAACGTGATGGCGCTGCTGGATCGGGACGGCAAGGTGACGCTGGTCTCCGCGTGGAGAGACCCGAGGACGGGCCCGAAGATCACGAACCCGGCCGGCGCGACGCTGCCCAGCGAGAAGATCACGGACAAGCTGCTGAAGTCGTGGTCGCCGATGGTGGTGATGACGCTGCGGGATCCCGTGCAGAAGTTCCACCAGTCCTTCGACAGCGTGAAGGCGTTCGAAGAATGGTTCGGCGACGTAGGAATCGAGGGCACGCCCGGAATCAAGACGACTTCGATCCACGAGATGCCCAAGCCGAACCGGCCAAAGAGACCGGAAGGCGCTGGACTTTACGAAAGCGTGCCGCCGGAAGAGTCGCCGCTGACTGGTGAAGTCGGATTGCAACCGCCGGCTGAAGCTCCGTCGCCCACGGCCCGAGACATCTCCACGCTGCGCAGCCGTGGCCCAACCGAAGTTGCCGGCGCTCCACGTGGAACCGCACCAGAACCGCCGCCGCCCGCCGTGCCGCACGAGCCGGAGATGCTGAGTCCGGAATCGCAGCAGGCGCTGTCCGCCGAGTTGGCTCAACGTGGGAACCCTTACATGGGAGAAGCCGCCTTGCGGACGCTGACCTACCGGGAAGTGCCCAAGAAGAAATACACTCTCGAGAGTCACCTGCGATACGGTGCGTCTGCTCTGCGTGAGCGCGAACCATCTTCCTTTCGCCGGGCCAACGACGAGACCTTGCAGCTCTTCCGCAGTCTGCGCGCGATCGGCAAGCGGCGAGTGGTGAAGAAAGATTTGCCGCGCATTCTCGACGGGCAGGAAAGAATTGCCGACCAGTATTCCCGGCAGGTGGGCGAGATCATCCGGACGGTGTCGACCAAGAGCGCCGACCGCAAGGACATGAAGCGCGCCGAGATGGTGCGCGCCGCTGCCAAGGCGGTGATCGCGTCCACGAACCGGGCCATCAAATACGAAAAGCAACAGTCGCTGACCGGTTTCACCCCGAAGGGAATTTACTACCTGCTCAAAGACATCGCGTCAGCCCGGCTCAAGGCGGAGAACTGGTCGATCCAGAAGGATCCGGTCAAGCGGTTGTGGGCCCGGAAATGGTTGAAGTCCGCAGACCGGTTGCAGAAGGAGATCGAGTTCGCCCGAGACAACTGGGATGACCCACAACTGGTCCGCACCGCGCAACAGATTCTCGACGAGGGCAAGTCCGAAGTGGACTTCGAGAACGCCAACGGGTTCGACGTCACCGAGCGGGCCTACTACATGCCCGGCCGTTACGAGGGAGAATTCTGGAGTGACGAGCAGGTGGTGTTCGCCCCCTTCGGTGGCAGCCGGGCGTTGCTGGGCGAACAGTATCGCGGCAACAAACGGTTCCGGGACATGTACGAGGCGATCGCCAACGGTCCGTTCATCCCGGCCAGCTACGACCCGGCGGTGCTGATGGAGTCGCGCGTCCGCTCCGGCCGTTACAAGGTGGCCGCTGCGCAGGCCCGGGAAATGTGGAAGGACATGCGCGACCCGGAGAGTGGCAAGCCGATCGCGGTGGCGCCGAAGATGATTCCGAAAGAAGACCCGAAGACCGGTGAAGTGCACACTGAATTCATCCCGGCCAGCCGCGAGTATCCGCACCTGATCTGGCCCACGGAAAACAAACGCGGCGTCCCGCTCTCGGTGAGCGAACCGTACGCGAAGATGATCCGGTCGCTCTCCCGCACGTCGCAGATTCAGGACTGGCCGCTGGGCCGGGAAGCACTGCTCACCGCGTCGATGCTCAAGCACGGGTGGCTCTTGGTGGGCGACCTGTATCACTTCGCCCGTCTGTCGTGGTATGGGGCATCGCTGGCCGGCAAACGCTGGTACGACATGAACGTGAACTACAAGGGCGGGTTCGCGTCGCTGAACTGGAGACCGGAAGATTTGCCCGAAGCGGTGCAGAAAGGGTTCATCACTCAGGAAGCGGCCGACTGGGCCAAGGAAACGGCGCCGGTTAAAAACCGGGATGGAACTTTCACGGACCGTTCGAACTACGAAGTGGGCCGGGCTCTGATGAAGAACGGAATGAATTCCAGCCGGGTGATCGATGCGCTTTACAAGGACGCGGTCCGGAACATCCCGCTGATCGGCGAGCCGTGGCACAAGATCATCGGTCCGTACAACCGCTGGCTCTTCGACAAATACACGAGCGGCCTGATGCTTCAGAAAGGCGTGGAGAATTTCCGACGGCTGCACGAGAAGTTTCCCGAGCGCGACCTGCAGAGCCTGACGCGTGACGTGGTCACGGACATGAACACGGAGTTCGGCAACATGGGACGGCAGGGAATCTTCCGCAACCCGACGTTCCGGGACTTCGCGCAAATCTTCCTGCTGGCCCCCATGTGGCGCGAAGGAATCATCGGCAAGGAGATCCGGACCTACACTCGGCTGGCACGGGCCGCCGGCAGTCTGGCTACCGGTGATCTGAAAGGAGCGCAGTACCACGTGGAGACGCCGGTCACCCGGTCGATGTTGCGCGGCGTGGCAGCCTACTTCGTGCTGACGCAGGTGATGAATCTGATCAGCCGAAAACAGTTCACGTGGCAGAACAATGAGAAGGACCACAAGATGGACGCCTTCATCCCGACCGGCAACGGAACGGGCTTCTGGATCTCGCCGATGTCGGTGTTCATGGAGATGACGCACGACGTGAACCGGCTCATGGGCAGCCGGCCGACGGCGCACGCTGCGCTGACGCAGATCGGGGTGAACGCTTTGGGTCCGGTGGGCAAGGCAGCGAAGGTGATCGCCACAGGTGAAGACGAGTTCGGCCGGAAGATCACGACCACCGGAGGAGTGTTGAAGACCGCGCTGGGAGAACTGGCGCCGATGCCGTTGTCCTTCGGTGCACCGGCCAAAGCAATCGGCCACAAGCTGGCCCCCAACCTGATCAGCCCGCCGAGACCGGGAGCGGTGCAGCGGCAGATGTTCGGTTGGGCCGGCATGAAAGGCCAACCGGCGGACAGCAAGCTGGTTCAGGCCCGGCGCATGGCGGATGACTTCGTGGAGAAGAACGGTCTGAAGATCGATCAGGGTTTCGTTCTGACCCCGACCGATGCGGCGTCGTACTCGAGCCTGCGCTCTGCGCTGGTGAACGACGACGTGAAGGAGACCCGGAAGATTTTCAACCGGTTGCGGGAGCAGCACCCGGTGAAGCGCGACAGCAAGGGCAAGATCATCAAAGACCCGATCGCTCAAGCGATGGCCACGTGGGCACAGCGGCCGTTGACCGGCAGCTACGACAACGAGAATATGTTCATGGACAGTCTCAACGACAAAGACTTCGAGCTGTACAATCAGGCACTGGACGAGAAGCAGAACGTGCTCAACAAATACATCGACTGGTACGTGATGCAATCCGGTGAGAAGTGATCAGCGACGGGTGATGTAGATGACGAAGGACAGTGCAAGGAAGAGCAGACCGCCCACCATCCACCAGCCCACGAGCTGTTGATCTTTCGTGACGCTGGCGACGGCGAGCACAACGATTCCGATGACGGTGGCGACGTGATGCTGCTTCATGATTTCCTGTCTCCTTTCCGGATCATCCGCTGCGCGACCGTCACTGCGAGATGCTGTTTGGGATCGAGCTGCATCAGAGCCTTGAGCGAAGCGACTTCCAGCTTGAACCCCTCGTTGAACTCCAGCACTTCACCGCAGTTGATGCACAGGCTAATGTCTCCGACGGAAGGCCGTCCGTCTCCGGCAATCGCCGTAGCGGCATCCATCTCGTAACCGCACGTCGGACATTTCATATCCGGGAGTTTCTGTCCCGTCGAATCAGTTTGAGGTTTGTTCATTTGTCGCCTTTCTTTACTCGTTCAACCATCCGCTGGTGCATGGCTTCGGCCTGCTCGCGAGTGCCGGAGCAGCGGTCCTGCTCCTGATCCAGCGCGCCGCCGAATACCATGGTCTCCCACAGAATCGGTGGGCCTCCCGCGAACTGGTGGTCCAGACACAGAAAGACCGTCGACACTTTGGAGACTCCAACCATTTCCTGCTTTACGATCCGTCTCGCACTGTTGTCTTCAAGCCAGCGGCCCCACGTAGTCAGGTCTGGTTCAGCTACCGGGTTTCCTTGTGCGTTAAGTATGTAGCGGCCGTTTATCATTCTGGTACCTTCCTTTCCAGAGACGGCTCGTTCTGCTTCGACTCGGTGAGCCCTTCAGTGATCGTCTTCACAGATGCTTCGAGCGCCTTGCCGCGCGCTCCGGTTACGAGAGACAATGCTGCTTTCAGCTTTGTCTTTTCGACTTTCACGCACGCTAAGTATTGCTCAAGCTGCCCGCCCAGTGTGTGGAACCGATCGAAGACTGCCTGCGGATCGGTGATCGTTTCCCGTGTCGCTCCTTCCTTCAATGTCCAGCCCTGACAGAACTCCGGGTCCAGCTTCAGCCCGGCTTTGATCGCCTTGCGGCAATCCTCCAGCCACTTCGACGCGACGGCTTCCCGGTCGAGAAAGAAGCCTCGTTGTTCCGGCGTCCACGAATCGATCGGCACGTCCAGCAGGCGCATCATGTTCGGCACCATCGCGCCGGCAAACTTCTGGTACGCGACACACTTCGTCTTGGCCAGACAGTATTGACACTGCACTTCACCGGCCACCTGCAGACTCCGTGGATCGTTGCTGGTGACCACGCGGGCGAACATCTCCTGCATCGATTTCTGCAGATCGTCCGCGTTGTAGTAGCAGACTTCCGGTGAGCGGGTGACCAGCGGCTGGATCACCGCGACCATGACTTCGGGCACGAGCAGATTGCCGTGGACCAGCACGGCCTGATCGCGGAGCTGAAGATTCAGCGGCGAGCTGGGCACGTCGCCGGCCAGCGTCTTGTATTCGAACACCGCCGCCTTGTTGCCGACGCGGTAGACCACGTCCGGTTTGCCGGAGTGCTCGAGCAGTTGCTGCTGACCGCCTTGGATCTTCACCCACAGCCGCTCCTCGCGCCAGACCTTCGGCTGGACCTTGGACGCGGCCAGCTCCGGGAAGAGCGCGTTGACCAGCTTCTGTTCGACCGCGATGCAGGCGTCGTAAGTGTCGCGCTGATCGACGGACAGCTTGCTGGTGTCGCCGGTGCGCAAGGCATCGTGGATCATCGTGCCGTGCGTGGCGTCTTTGCTTTCGGTTTCAGCCAGCCCGCGCTGCGCCAGATGTCGTCCGGGACAGAGCGAGTCGGCTTGTGCGTTGCTGGCGCTGGTGGCGCCGCGACGTTCGTTGGTGATTGCTAATTCAGTTGTCATTTTTCCTTTCGTTATTTACTCACAACTCTCCCGCGCAGCAGAGGCGGAAATACCAGAAGCGCTTACTGCTTGGGCGATTGCCAGACCGTTGAGCGCTATGAAAGACGCTCCGGCCACGTCACCACGGGAGAGTTGTAATTTTACCCGACTGTTTCGAGCACGTACAGGACGGCCTGTCTCAACTCTTCCTCAGTCGGGATTTCATTTGTTCGGTTGAGCGCGTCAGTCACAGCTCGTGCTATTCGTGACGCGACTTCCTCTTTCTCGGATTGTGTCATGGTGGTTTTACCCCGGCGGCAGTTTGATCCGCAGCGAGATGTCCTCGAACTGGTCGACGACCATTTTAACCGACGACTGGTTTTGCAGGAACGCCTGCTCGAACGTCGTCACGCCCGGCTCGAGTGAGCCGATGCCCACAAGGAACTCGATCACCTGCGCTTCCTTCAGCTTGGCTTCCCTGCACAGCTCGCGCAGCCGTTTCACCGGGCTGACTTCAGCGGCCGGCGCCGGAGCCGGTGGCGTCGGCTCGCTAGTTTCCGGCTGACCACCGGGCTCCTCGTTTTCCGGCGCACTGGTAAGAGCGGCTTTGGCAGGTGTGCTGAACACCGGCGACGAGACCACGGGCATCCCGAAAGCCGGCGTGTCGTCCTCGGCATTGATCAGCTCGCCGATCTCCGGCAGAAGATCCCAGCGCTTGGACATGCGCTTGACCACCGTCTTCTTGGCCATCTCGTCGTAGTCGGTCTTCCACGGACCGGAGTCCTTAGCCTTGCTGCGCTGGTGAATGGCTTCGACTTCGTCCAACGTCATCACTTCCCAGTCGATCTGTCCGTCCTTCGTGGTGACGCAGTAGTAAGCGTAGGGATTGCCACGAGGCTTGGCCCAGTTCATGGAGTGATGGATTTTCTTCACCCCGTTCTCGACATACGCTTTGAACTCGTCGTGCTCGCACACCTTGTCGGCGTAGATTTGATCCAGCCCTCCGTTGCGCAGCCCGAGTGTGATCAGCCCCTTGTAGTCGAAGATCACCTGCACCGAATTCCCAAAGGGGATCAGGTGAGCAAGGCGACCGTCCGGCTCGAGCCCGGCCTGCGCGCACAGCATGACTGCCTGCAGCAGACTCTCCGGCGTGCAGTTGAAGAGACCGGGCGACTTCAGACACGCGGTCATCGCGACCCGTGTCATTCGTTCTGGCGTGAGATGCTTGGGCACGACCTTGGCCAGTTCGGTGCGTGCGCGCTCCGAGTTCAGCAGTTCGGACACAGTCCTCTTCTGCTGGACCAGAGCGGTGTTGGGATTTCCGTTCATTGGTTTCTATCTCTTTCTTTGGAATGCGGCCGGGAGTTTTGACGGGTGACAGAGCCGTGTGCGGGGAATGGTGTCCGCACTCTCCCGGCCGCTAATTGTTTTTCACGTGAATGCTGTCAGCTTTCAAGATCGATTCCTAATCGCCATTACTTTTAATCTGCTCCGTGATCATGTCACGGATTTTAACCAGCTCAGATGTTCGAAGCGGAATGAAGGATGTCATGCCATGGAATTCGAACTTCAGACCTGACTGTTGTGGTCT